ACAACAAAAACTTTAAAAAAATATGGAAATGCTTACTCTGAAGCAGACAGTATATCAGTAAAAAAGAAACCAGTAGTTTCAGGAGGTGGGGATAGAAATCCAGTTGTGATGCCAGCAGAATTTATTAAATTTGGTCAAGACGCAAATAGTAGTGAATTTTTTGATGTTCCGTCTGAAGATAGGTTTAGAATAATTAATTTAACAAATGAAGATGTAACTAAAAAAACAAATTTAAGCATACCAAGAATGGCAAAAGGTGGTATATTTGAAAAGTTTAGGAAGGCAAGTTAATGGCAGAAGAACCAACACAAATAAAACCAATGGTAGACAAAAGCATGGGAGCAGGTGGCACAGACACGCTTATGGCAGAAGAGGACAGTTTACAAATTCAACTTGATGACACAGAAGTTTTGCCAGAGGGTATTGAATTAGACGATGGTCAACAAATGGAAGTTATGGCAGAACCATACAACCACGATGCTAATTTAGCGGAAGTTTTAGATGAATCCGTGTTAGCTGAACTTGCCTCAGATTTACAAAGCAAAGTTCGTGAAGATTTAGATACGAGACAAGATTGGGAAGAAGCTATTTCTAAAGGACTTAATTTACTTGGCATTAATTATGAAGATAGAAGTGAACCGTTTTTAGGTGCAACAGGAGTAACTCATCCATTATTGAGTGAGGCAGTAACCCAGTTTCAATCTCAAGCTTATAAAGAAATGTTACCGAGTGGAGGTCCAATAAAAACAAATATATTGGGAGTGCCGACAAAAGAAACAGAGGATCAAGCACAAAGAATAAAAGACTTTATGAATTATCAGATTACTGAGGTTATGGAAGAATACGACCCAGACACTGACCAAATGTTATTTTATCTACCACTTACTGGTTCTACTTTTAAAAAAGTTTATTTTGATCCAACAAAACAAAGAGCCGTTTCTAAATTTGTACCCGCAGAGGATTTAATTGTTCCTTATTCTGCTTCTGACATAAGAACAGCAGAGAGGGTTACACACATGGTGCGAATGACGTATAATGATATTCGTAAACTACAAGTAGCAGGTGTATATAAAGATGTTGAATTATCTACTACAAACATTGGAGAAGATGAAGGAGCAATCCAAGAAACAGCTGATGAACTTCAAGGATTACATCCAAATTACTCTGATGATGTCTATACCTTATTGGAAGTCCATGTGGATTTGGATTTGGAGGGCTTTGAAGATATGGATTCTGAAGGGCAGCCTTCAGGTGTTATGCTCCCTTATATTGTTACCGTTGATCAAAATTCAAGTAAAGTTCTTTCAGTGGTTAGAAACTATAGAGAGCAAGATCAACTAAGAAGAAAGAGGCAGTATTTTGTACATTTTAAATTTTTACCCGGATTTGGTTTTTATGGATTTGGCTTGTTACACACTATCGGTGGATTATCTCGGGCAGCTACATCAATACTAAGGCAGTTAATTGATGCGGGTACGTTATCAAATTTACCAGCTGGTTTTAAAGCTCGTGGTGTTCGTATTCGTAATGATGATGAGCCTCTTAATCCTGGCGAGTTTAGAGATATCGATGTACCGGGTGGAGATCTCAAAAATTCCATTATCCCATTACCATATAAAGAACCATCAGGAACATTAGCACAATTACTAGGAGTTGTTGTAGACTCTGGTAGACGATTTGCACAAGTGGCAGATGCAAAAGTAGCAGATGTCAACTCACAAGCACCAGTTGGTACGACTGTTGCGTTGATTGAGCAGGGATCAAAAATCATATCAAGTATTCATAAAAGATTACATTATGGTCAGAAGCAAGAATTTCGTATGTTAAGCGAGATTTTTGCTGAAAACCCTGTTCCTTATCCTTATTTTGTAGGCAATGTAGCACCAGAAGTTATGCAACAAGACTTTGATGGTCGAATTGACATACTGCCAGTTAGTGATCCAAACATTTTTTCTATGTCTCAAAGGTTATCACTGGCACAAACACAACTTCAATTAGCACAAGCAGCACCACAATTGCATAATCAATATGAAGCATATCGAAGAATGTATGATGCGTTAGATGTTAAAAATATAGATAGCATTTTACCTGCTCCACAACCTCCTGCACCCGTGGATCCTGCTACGGAAAACGCTAATTCTATTAAAGGAATGGCTTTACAAGCGTTTCCACAACAAGATCATGAAGCACATTTGATGGCTCATGCTGTATTTTTGTCTAATTTAGCTTCACAAACCAATCCACAAGGGTATGCTTTGCTTCAATCTCATGTTCAAGAACACATAGGCATGTTAGCAAGAGACCAAGTGACTAAATTTTTTCAAAAATCTATAGAAGAAGCTGTTGCAAGAGGCGAACAAGTGCCACAAATAGCACCAGAGGCTATTGAAGCGGCTATATCACAACAAATTGGTGAAATATTAAAAGAAATTATGCCTATGATAGAGCCTGCACAGAAACCAGACCCTCTAGTTGACATAAGACAGAAAGAATTAGAGAACGATACGGCAGAAATACAAAGAAAATCTATGAATGACATGATGAATTTTCAAGTTGACCAAGCAAAGCTACAACAAGCGTATGAATTGGCACAACAAAGGACTAAAACGCAAGAACAAATCGCTGAAGACCGTAATGATGTCAACA